CTTTTTAAATCAAAGGTTTATGCCAGCAGGTAGAGTTCAATCAGCAATGGGGAGTCCACGAGATGTTACTGCATATAACTGTTTTGTATCAGGAGTCATTGAGGATAGTATGGAATCCATTATGGCAAGGGCTACTGAAGCTGCTGAAACGATGCGGAGAGGTGGGGGAATTGGGTATGACTTTTCTCGCATACGTCCTGATGGTGACAGGATTGTTAGCCTTGATAGTTCCGCTAGTGGGCCTGTATCTTTTATGCACATATTTGATGCGGTTTGTAGAACGATAGTTTCTGCTGGTCATAGGCGTGGTGCGATGATGGGGGTCTTACGTGTAGACCATCCAGACATAGAACAATTTATCAGGGCCAAGCAGAACCAAGATAAACTTACTAACTTTAATATATCAGTAGGTGTTACTGATGAGTTTATGCAAGCTGTAATAAAGAATACTCCATTCCAATTAAAGTTTAATGATACAGTATACAAAGAAATAAATGCTGTAGCTTTATGGGATGAAATTATGAGAGCTAATTGGGAGTGGGCTGAACCTGGGGTTCTATTTATAGATAGAATAAACCAAGACAAT